TCATCACGTAGTCTAATCTTCTCGCCAGCAAACCGATGTCCTTCTGGCCAGACTGTGTCACCCCAAAAATCTTCAGAAATCTTGGGGAATTCTAGGCTAACTGGATGACGTTGATCTTCAACTTCGATGTAGTAACCCCACTGTGTTAAAAGTGGAAGCACTCGGTCTAACAAGCTGACATAGGTAGTACCGCCAAGACCAAAAAATGCCGTACACCCATCCCACCGACCTAATTTGTAGGCAGGCATGTAACGTGCTTTTTGGTCAAAATACTTAAATTTCTTCACTAGGTCTTTCCTAGTGTCTAAATCAAGACCTTCTATCTTTACGTTGACTTCGTCTTTAATTATTATTTTAGCGGTAGCCATATGTATTGTATCTGTTCACCTTTGGTTCTGTATCTGTATAGAAAAATAACGTTGAACTTGAACGAATTAACGTCTCCATCGTGTAATGTGTATTCAAATAGAACCCTAAATTTATTATAGCATTAAATTTGATGTTTGTCTTCACTAATGGCTTAGGAATTTTTACACTAACAAACACTACTTTGGTATTGCCAGCAATTTCATTATTCAAATTATGTTCTTTGACGTAGAGATTGAAATCGCCCTTGCCTTCATTTGGCAGTCTAAACATGACACTGATGTCTTTGTCCTCAATTCCACAAGATTTTACAAATTCGTGCCATTCTTTAAGACTCTTGTATTCACTACCACCTGGAACAACAATCAATAAAGGTTGTCCGTAGTCAACAATGTCCTTAAACGTGTCAACTGTGTGAGTTTTTGAATCTACCCACAACCCCTGTTTTGAGTAGGTTGCGTTGATCAAGGATTTTGTGATGGGATTTTCAATATTTCCCTCAATCCACTGACTAATTTCATCACTGTAGGTTGTAATGCCAAATTGACGGGCTAAAAATAATGCGTGAACAATATCATTGCCTGCTGGTTGAGGGACATTGTCAAAAACATTGATAAATTTTGGTTTGCCTTCTTCAAGCACAACCATAGGCAAATAACTTTCTAGGTTATTTTCAATATTTTCAACTTGTACGACTAATTCCTTGAAATTTTCGTCGGTTGTAAAACCACGCGGTACAACTTTTGTCTGTAAAAATTTAATACAGTCTTCACGTAGAGCAAAAATCCATGCTTTTTTGTCAGGATGCCAATCTGCGTTAAACCCAGTGTTTTGATTTTTGAAATCTTTGATATCTTTGATGGTTGCTTCGTGGTATGGGAATCGTACAACAATTTTTCCTGGAATTTCTGACTTGTCAACCTCAATGCTTGACACAGGCAGTAGTGTTCTAAATTGTTTTTTGAAACTTGGATTCAATAAATCCCAAGTCTTGGTTTTGAAGTAGGCAACAAGTTGTGGTTCAACCTTACCTAGTAGCTTGAGTGCAAGATTTGCCTGCTTTTCAGTCAGTGCTTCGCCTCTATCTATCTGTTCTGCAACGCTTTCGATAAAACGTTTTTCAAAATCAGTAGAAAGTGTGAAGGCTGGTTCAAACAACCACTTGCCGTGACCGGCAGTTCGCAATATCAAATCTTCTATATACATTAGATCTGTACATCTTCCATTCCGGCAGTTCGTAATTTGATAATATTACTCATTTGCCATTGTTTAATATCAAGACCTTTAATAATCCCTAGCCATTGATTGCGTAACAAGGCAAACTCGTTAACAATTTTCTCTAGATCGACTACGTCGGCCTCACCGTCAACATACTTTTCGCAGTCTCTGCTACTCAAAGCTCGTTGATAATTTTCCAGATACTTCTTAAATGCTTTACTACGTGTTCTACGTAATTCTATGTTCAAATACTCCAGGATTGCTTCTATTTCCTGGAGTTGATTGAAACGTTGTTCGACGATGCCAGGAAGTGAGGCACTGGCTTTCTCAAGATTGCCGTATACCTTAACTTCCTTTCTAGCATCGTCTAACTGAGAATAATAATATTCTATACAGTCAGGCAAGTGCGAGATATCTCTACTAACCTTACTATACCACATTAATAATCCTCGTCTTCGTACCCTGAATTGTCTTCGTCGTAGTCGTCATCATCGCCGCTTTCTTCGTCAACAACCGTTTTGATGGCATCATCAAGATGTGGGTCGTAGCCCATGTATCCAGACAATGTACTTGCATCGATATCGTTACCTAGCAAAAAATCAACGTAATGATTTGCGGCCATGTCACGATTCTTTTCTGGGATATACTCTTTAAAAGTATCCCAAAGTGTAATAATTAGATTTTCATCCATTATGCTTCTTCATCCTCAGTAGTAGTTTCTGTTGTAGTTAAAGATTCTGCCGCCTTGGCATCCCACTCGTTCATGATAACGTGTAGTTTATCTTCAGTCCAATTCTTACGGAACTCTGCAACAATCTCACCAGTTTCTTTACTGGTGTATGCTAATTTATTCCCGACTTTAGATAATACACCCATTTTCTCGAACATGTCAACCAAACCGGATGTAGGGCTCATACCAGTTGAATACGGAATCTCAACTTGAACACTTTCAAAAGGTTTTGCATAACGTGTCTTCATGATTTTACATGCTGAACGGATGCCTAATACGTCAGATACTTTGTTACCATCTGCGTCAGTTTTCAGTTTAAGTTTCTTCATAGCAACAACAATTGATGATGCGTAAACGAAACCTTGACCACCTGAAATCTTGTCATCTGGGTCAAACATATCTTGCGATGCGTAAGTGTGATTTGTACAAACCATACCTACATTATAACTACCAAACATATTAACACAGTTACGAACTAGTGCTGTAAGTGCTTTAGGCTTACGGCCCATATCACCTTTCATTTCACCTGCTTCGAACTGATTAACGTCAGTAGGAGTAAGCAACATACCTAGCGAGTCAATTACAAACAAGACCTTTGTACGTTCTTCAGTTGGCATTGCTTTGTATTCTTTCATGAATTCTGAAATGGTTTTTGCCACGTCATCAATCATTGCCATGTTAAGTTTCAAAAGTTTATCTTCTGAAATATCAACACCCAAATCAATTAACCACTGCTTGTCCAAAGCGTTTTCTGAGTCAACTAAGACAACAAAAATACCTTGTTCTTGTGCCGCTTTAATAATGTTACCTGAACAGATATAACTCTTACCTGCTCCTGATTCGCCCGCAAATACCGTTACTTTGCCCAGTGGAACTCCTTTGAAGAAGTCACCTGAAATAAGGTAATTGAGTGCGTAATTGCCCGTTGAGATCCAATCTGTTGGATCATTAAAGCCTATACCTAAGCCGTCAATCGACTTAGTGATAGACTTACGGAACTTCGAAATATCGAAGGCTTTTCCCATAGTCTATCTCCTAAATTATGCTTTTTGACGGTTACGGATCATTGCAAGAATGTCTTGCGCTCTTGCACTTGCTTCACTGCCGCTTGATGATTCAGCCGCTGGTGCAGTTTTCTCTGCCACAGGAGTTGATTCAGCAACTTTAACTGCGGGTGCTGATGCCGCACTCTCAAAAGGGACGTCATCATCTTCCCCTGCTGGCGCTGGAGTAGCTACTGCCGCACGTGGTGCTGAGCCAGTTGCTTGACCGCTACCACCCATACCAGCTGGTTTGAAGTACTGACCCCAACGGTCCATATCAAATGCTTCGCCGTCTACTGACGCTTCGAACATTTCTTTGATAACCTTGAGTTCAACTTCACCTGGCTTCTTAGGAAGGAAGCTCTTAAGATCAAACAAACCATATTGATCAATAGCGGCTTGTTCATCTGCACTGATCGCACGTTCACGACGAGCCCAGTTTGATGTTGAGTAATCTGCGTAACCGCCTTTGCTTGTTTTAACGATCTTAAAATCTAGACCGCGAACATAGTCGGTTGGCAATTCTTCAATTTCTGAGTCCATCAATGCGTTCTTGATGATGTTGTGGATTTGACTACCGATGATGAATCGACGAATTGGATTCTCAGGGGTTTTGTCTTCTTTAAGTTCAGATGTTGTTACAAAACCTTGGAACAAGTATGAACGCTTTTTCCAATACTTACGACCCATTTCTTCCAAGCTCTTGTCTTTGAACCAAGGACGAACCTCAGTTAGAATTGGACAAGTTTCGCCGTACATTTCCATGCAAGGTACTTGTACTGTTACGGGTTTTGAGTTTGTTTCACCCTTAATTCCAGCGAATGGAAGTTTGATCATTGCACGTTCAACCCAGAAAAATGTGTTGTTTGCGTCACCGTCTGGAAGGAAGCGAACTGTTGTAGTTGTGCCTTCTGCGGCGTTCCAATGGGGGTAAATTGCGTTGTCACCACCTGTTGAGCCACCGGTGTTTTGTTGTGAACTTGCTTGAAGTTTTGCTCTGATTTCTGCCAAAGATGCCATAATATATTCTCCTTAATTGTTATGCCTTTGTTTGCCTAATTCTTTAATGCAACTACACTAAAGAAAAAACGCATACTGTAATTGTATGCGTTTTTATTTATCCTGTCAACTTTTACCAGCAGGAAAAACTGGTTATTTTAGCCAATTAGTCTTTGTACTTGTTATACTTGTCGCGGACTTTATCAAGGCTCTTGCCTTCTTTACCAGCCTTGGCTAATGCCTGCATACCCTTTTTACCGTACTTCATTACACCCTTAGCGGCCTTGCTCATAGTCTTCTTTTCAGCTTCTGATAGAGTAGGTAACCCGCTTAATCTGCGGATAGCTTCCATTTGCTTGTTGTCGCCGTGCTTTTGTATCAAATAGCTACATAGTCTTTCTGCAAGGTCACCTGCTTCGTCACCATACTTAACTGCGATATGAGTTTTTACACCTGTTTCGCCTCTTGGGAACGCACCTGCAATTGGGTCAAACATTGACTTAACTACTTCGGCAATTTCTTTGATTGGTGGTTTACCCTTTGGAGACATTTCACCATCTTCTTCACCTAGCTCTGCACCAAAGTCATCTGTGCCAATGCTACCACGTTTTGCCATACCTTTGTATTTGCTCACGTCTGGATCAACTTCATCATCGCTATCGTCACCGTGCATGTCCATTGGAGGAGCTGGACGGCGTAGCTTTGGATCTACTGATGGAGTAGCCTTCTCGCCAGTAATGCGTTGCCATGCACGATCAATTTCGTCATCACGCATACCAAAGCCATAAACACCTAGTTGTTGTTCAAACTCTTGTTTAAGTTCTGGAGTAGGTTGTACTTGTCCTGATTTAACAGCCTTGTTTAAATCAATGATATACTTCATAGATTGTTGACGTTCTTCTGGGCTTTGATCTCCACCTTCACGTACTAACTTGCTAGGACTAAATGGATCTAAATCATCTGCCCATGCTTCAAATGCTGAGAAACTTTCACGTGTGTCTTCTGGATGCTTTTCACCGTGAGCACGTTTATGGAAATCGTACTTGTGTTTATTAGCATCGTTCTTGACATCGTCTTTGCTTAATTTGTAACCAGCTTTCTTACGTAAGTATGCAGGAGTGTTTGGATTCTTTAGATGATCTGTATTTTCTTCGACTGAGTCGCCGTGTACTGGACACTCATCTTCGCCACCTTCTTGATCGCAAGTGCAAACGTCTTTACCTTCGCCAACGTAGTCTTCTAAATCAACTTCGCCCGACTCGTGCATGATGCTGTTCAATAGTGGGAAGTATTGTGCTAGGTCATCTTTAAATGAGCTAACTGTAAATTTGGATTTAAAATCTGCTAGAGTTGTTTCATCTAGTTCTTCAATTTGTGATAACGGAGTAGCATCAACTGACTCTCTCCATGCTTCATAATTCTTTTGCTTGCTGATAGCTTCCATTGTGTTACGTAGCTGAGTTAACTTGCCACTTGCACGATCTAAAATGCCAACAGCTTCTGTTGTTAAGTTCTGAGCATTACCAACATGACGTTTGAATGAACCTAATTTGATAATGTGTTCGCTCATTGTTGTGATAGCATTACCAGCCGCATCAAATGGGTTACCGCCATTAGCTACGTGACGTTGCATTGCCTTAGCACCTGCTAAATGAATGAATGGATATTTAAAACGCTCGCCTGCTTCATTTTCGATGAAGATTGCTTTGACGTTGCGGCTACGGCCACCAACTGCATTTTCGTCAACCGCCTTAGAATGGCGCAAAATTAATTTTGTGTTTTCTAGTTTGCGGTAACTGCTCATTGAGCTACCATAGTAGTTTGATTCTTGCATAGCGTTTTCCTGTGGTGATCCGTTTTGTGCTAAAAACTGAAAGTCGTTTTGGTCTAAGAAATCTTTGCTGATGTCTCGTGCATCAAAACGTAATAATCTACGTTTAGCAAATCCTCTCATTTCTTTTAAGAAGTCATACCATTGTCCTGCTGACACATGGTCAATGCCTTCTACAATTCCTTGGCTGTAAAATACTTTTAAACTGCCGATATTGTTAATACTGATACTAACACGCCCTAAGTTATTACCCTCTAGAATAAAATCGAAGTCAAACATTCTTGCTTCTTTAGGGTCTAGTGTAACGGCGCCAGTTTCATCACCCATTTGCAGGTTAGAAAAGCGACTACGTACTTTGTCGAATAAATCTTGGGCTATAATTTCTAGAGCGTTCATAAAGTATATTTATGCTATACCGCTGATGTATATGGGCATTGGCATAACCGCATCATCGTCTGCATGTTCGTTAAATTTCTCGTAGATTGCAGGATCCCAGTCTTGTAACATCATAATCATACGTACAGCTAGCAATAATGCCAGCACTAGGTCGTCATGTTGTCCTGTTTTTGCTTCAAAACTTGCACCACCTGCAATAAAACCTTTAAGTTCTGTAATTAAGGGCTTGCTGTATATCTTGAGTGTTTTGTGCTCAACTAGATGTTTTAGTTTGGCACAGGCACTGATCTTAGCTTTTTGGGTTGTGTTAAAGCCCTTACGGAAACGGCGAACATGTCCTTTCTTTAGTGGCTCACTTAAGAACATACCTGGAATACTTTCTTCACCTATTTCGCTAATTGCTATTAAGGCCGCTTCACCTAGCGTGTTGTTTTCAACTGAATAATATATGTTGGCCGTTGATCCTACTTTTTGACATTCTTCGTTAATAAACTTACAAATGTCTCGCAAGATACGAACTTGTGCTTGTACAGGGGTTAGATTGTGTTGCCATTCTCCCGCTTGTTCAAATGTTGGAATTTCTATAATTTGAATACCAGCGTGATCTCCACCTGTACCTAGACTAGGGTCATGGGCTACTATGTAGGTCATACGTGGGTCAATGTTCTTGTACCAACGTACCTGCCCTTGTCTGTATTTAGGATCTACACCTGACATTTCTGCAAGTGCTAAACTGCTGATCAGTGTTTCATCGTAGATCAAGAATTCACAACCATATTCACGTCGGAATCTTTCTTCTCCAATGCGTCCCATTTCTACCTTAGCCCATGCATCATCACGATCTGGATGATCGGACCAATGGCTAATGTAAGGGTGGAAACCATTTTCCCCTACTTCTTGTTCATCTCCGTACTCGTTGAACTTACGGTTAGCACCAAACCAAATTTCAGCAAACTGATCTTCGTCTGAGTTAGGTGTCGATGTAATAATTGCCTTACCACCAGTAGCTAGTGTAGGTGAAATTGAAGTCCAGAATTCAGTGGCAATGTTTGGCGGAACGAACGCAAACTCGTCACAGTATAGTA